CGCCCGATGCGGTGGCAGCGCCCTGATCGCCCGATGCGGTGGCAGCGCCCTGATCGCCCGATGCGGTGGCAGCGCCCTGATCGCCCGATGCGGTGGCAGCGCCCTGATCGCCTGATGCGGTGGCAGCGCCTCTGATGCCTGATGCGGTGGCAGCGCCTCTGATGCCTGATGCGGTGGCAGCGCCCCACCGCCCTGATGCGGTGGCAGCGCCTCTGATGCCTGATGCGGTGGCAGCGCCCCACCGCCCTGATGCGGTGGCAGCGCCCCACCGCCCTGATGCGGTGGCAGCGCCTCTGATGCCTGATGCGGTGGCAGCGCCCCAGTCGCCCGACGCGGTGGCAGCGCCCCAGTCGCCCGACGCGGTGGCAGCGCCTCTGATGCCTGATGCGGTGGCAGCGCCCCCTTCCTTCTTCGAGCGAACGCCTTCGCCGTCCTGATCGGTATGATCGCCGTCGACCCACTTGGCACGATCGAAGACGTACTTGATCGCCGCCGCGATCAGCTCGGGAAGTTTGAGTTCGGCGCGGATGGTGATCTCGGCCGTCGCGATCTTTGTGTCGCCGCCGCTCTCGCGATCGGTCTGGCCGCCGAGTTCGACTGCCGCGAAGACACTCGTCGCCGGCGCATAGTAGCTGAAGACGTTGAGCGGGTGCTCGCAGGCGTGGAAGCCGCCGGCACCGCGTCTGAGATCATCTTCCTGCGGGCAGCATTTTACATCGCCTTCGTGGCGATAGGTCTCACCGATGGCATATTGGAAGCCCTGGCAGCTCCAGTCGGCGTTGAAGCCCTTGTAGGCGGAGATCGTCTGCGAATCGGCAGCGGCGGCGGCCTTCTTGGCGCGGGGCATGGTCAGTCCTTTCGGGGTTTGCGGATGGCGTTGCCGCTGGTGATCATCACGTAGCCGTCGGGGAATTCGACGCGGATCGAGTTCCGCTTGCCGCGCGCGGTGACACGGCAGGGCTGGCCTTTGCGGCCTTGACGGTCCCATCGATAGACATAGGGGAAGGTGCTCATGAAAACGGCAGCTCGCGGGCTGGCACGCCGTTATGCTCGACGCCGTCGAGGAGCCGGCCGGCGCGGTGTTTGATGACGGGAACGGCATAAACGACGCGCTCACCATGGAAGCCGTGGCCGCCTGCTAGGTTGAGCCAGCGACCGGCTGGATATCTGCGCCTGATCACAGCGCATTTCCGCCAGTCCGGATCGTCGACATCACGGTCGTAGACGACTTGGTGAGAGCCCCATTGCTTGAAGAAGAACGGCACGACGGCGCGGGCGCATTGATCGCGGATCAGGCGTGCCCAATCCGGATGCATCGGGCGCGCGCCTGTGCCGCTTTCGCCGCCAACGATGATCTGGTCGAGATGTGGACAGGCTTTGCTCGCGCCTACATAGGGCTCGGGCGCGTCGTGGTATCTGAGCCCTTTAAGAGCATCGACGAAATCCCATCCCGTGCAGAGCGTCTCGAAATCGATCGGCCCGAGCAGCGGCTCGGCCGAGACGAAGCGGATGGCGGCCGGCGTGGCGAGGAGATCGGGAATGCGTTCCTCCGCCTCCGCCTGCCGCTCGGCGGAAACGCCAAGCCAGACGTTGGGAAGGGGCCACGGAACCGAGCAGTAGAGGCTATAGATGTTGCCGTGCTCTTTGAGGATATCCATGAGGCCGCCGTCGCCTTCCATATGCCCGGCGGCTTCGAGGTGGATGCGCTCCAGGGGCATTCGCCCGAGGAAGGGAACCTTTGACTGAATGCCATTCATGTATTCCCGCATCCGCGCCGAACGCTTTGTCAGCACCTGGAAGGTGTGTTGCGGGCAGAGCGCCATGATGGCGAAGACGCGGTCGATCCATTCGTCGGGCACGTCCTCGTGGAAGAGGTCGCCCATGGAATTAACGAAGATCGCGCGCGGCTTCTTCCAGCGCAGCGGCTGGGTCAGGATGTGCTCCGGCGCGAGCGCCAGCTTGCCAGTCCAGACCGGGCCGGCCTTCGACGGCTTCGTGGTGCCGGCATAGTGCGGGGCCGTGCCCATCTTCTCGACGCGCGCCGCCATCTTCATGGCGTAGCAGTTGGTGCAGCCGGGCGAGAGGATGGAGCAGCCGACGATCGGGTTCCAACTATCTGTGCACCATTCGATATTTGATGGTCCTGCCATCAGAGCACCTGAAAGTGCGCGAGATGTTCGATGGCTTGCGGCGACAACGAACGGTCAGTGGCGGCCAGCCATTCGTCGAGATCGCGATCTCGTTTGGAGCTATTGCACGCAATGCACGCCGGAAGGATGTTGTCTGGTGCGGTGGCGCCGCCTTTCGTAACAGGAATAACGTGGTCCCATGTGTCTGCCCTGCCATCGCAGTAGGCGCAGCCTCCATCAAAGAGCTCTAGATAGTATTCGCGCGCCATTTCCGGCATCCGATCGACGCCACGCTTCCGTAGGGTTGAGTGCGCCCGACGTCGTTCCCTATGCGCTGAATCAACGGCATAGCGATTTCGATCGGCTTGCCTGCGGTGCTCTCCGCAAAGACCCTGCTTTACGTATTCTGTAGGCTGCCATGATTTGCACGCACGACACCACGCACGCCCTTCTTTTCTGGCGTTGGTGCGCTCAATTCGGTTGGGAACCGCAATATCTGATACTCTCTCACAAGACTTGCAGATGTAGCCGTGCCGATCTGGTCTTGATCGATCGGCTTTGAACTGATCGACTGGCTTGACCAATCGACAGCGCGAGCAACGGCGAGGAAGTGCCCCCCCGAATAGCGTTGCCTCAGTCCACCCGATATTGGAATGGTCAACCACGTGGAAATCCTCCTCCCTGATCGAGGTCGAGGCTCTTCATCAAATTATTGGAATCGGCCCAGCTCGCGTGGCCTGTCCAGGCGGCGAGGAACTTCTCCAGCCGCCGGTAGTCGCCAGCGGCGCGATAGGCGCGGATCTTGCGGCGTGCTCGGCTGACACTATCGCGGCGCAGAAGCTTGTGGGTCGCCCAGATGCGGTAGCCGACAAAGTTCACGCCGCGCGCGGCCGGCTGGATGCTCCATTTCGAGAAACGAAGGCCGAGCCTCTCACGAGATAGGGCTTCGATCGAAGCCTTGACGCCGCGCAGATGTTCGCTCGATCGGCCAAGTACGACGATATCGTCCATGTAGCGGAACCAGTATCTCTCGCCGAGATCCTGCTGAAGGTGTCGGTCCACCACGCCGGCGTACACATTGGCGAATATCTGGCTGACCAAGCTGCCGATCGGCAGCCCGATCCCCTCGCGCGGCAGCATGGCATCGATGAGGCGCAACGTGGCCCGGCAGGAAATCTTCGTCTCGATAAGTTGCCAAAGGACCGGCCGCCCGATCGATGCGAAATAGCGCGAGAAGTCCGTCTTGAGGACACAGACGGGGTCATCCGACAGCCGCCGCAGATCGGCCTGAAGCGTGATCGCCGCGCGATGGGTTCCTTTGCCCGGCCGGCACGCGAAGGTGCGTGGAAGCAGTGTCGCATCGAAGATCGGAGCGATCACCTGGCAGAGCGCATGCTGGGCGATGCGGTCGCGGAACGGAAGCGCTGAGATGGTGCGCAGCTTCGGGTCGAAGATATTGAATTCGTGCGGCGCGCCCTCGACGTAAGCGCCGGTGCGCATCTCCTGCGCCAGTTGTTCCAGATTGAGGATGGAGAATTCCTTGAACTCCAGCCGCGCCGGCGTCAGCCGCTTGCCGCGCGACGTGAGGCGGTATGCCTCGAGCATGGTGGCGTCGGCCGTGATCCGGTCGGTGAGGTTGCGGTATTTCTTCGCCATGGACCGGCCTCCCGCAAATGCCGGTCGCGGGTTTCGACGGACATAGCCCGCTACTCCCCGCTTTACCGGACCTTGCAATGTGTTCGCCGAAGCTGGATGAGAGGGCCGACCACCCTGACGGAGATACCCGTCGAGTGTAGAATGCCGGCGGGGCCGTGACCGTCGCCGAGCAGGGAGAGGGTCGTCGCTGCGGCCCCGAGCCGAGATGTTCTCGTTCGAATTCTCGGCCCAGTTGTCCAAGTTCGCGTAGCGGGAGCCGGCGTTGTCGTCGTTCCACCAGGAGCCGCCGAAGATGGACGGGCGTCGCATCATATCCCGCTCACCCATTGCCCTTGGCCGTCTTGATCCACTGGCCGAGCATCGCCCCCACCTCCGCCAGCAGTCGCAACGCGTGACGATGCTGGCGGGGCGCGAGGATGCGCAGTTTCGGATTGACGGCAAAGCGCAACCAGAAGCGCAGCGTCGCCAGATTGGCGTCCGCCGCATAGAGCCTTGAGGGCTGCCGCGACTTCGCCGCGCTATAGAAGAGGCCGATCTGGTCGAACAGCGCCGCCATCATGGCGTCGCGGACATTGCCGTGGCCGCGCGGGCAGCGTTGCAGGATCGGGTAGAGATAGAGCACGGCTTCCTCGTATTTTTCGATGATCGCCAGCCCTGTCGGGCTGGAATTTGCGTCGCGGATGATCGTCACGGATCGAATCCCTGCAGCCCGCGCTTTCGCGCGGGCGAGTCAGGCCTCAAGATGGTCGCTGCGGCCCCGAGCCGAGATGTTCTCGTTCGAATACCCGGCCCAGAAGTCCAAGGCCGCGCAGCGGGAGCCGGCGTGGCCGACGTTCCACCAGGAGCCGCCGAAGACGGCCGGGCGGGGATCGTCCGGATCGCCGTCGGTACCCCACTGCCACATGGAGCCGGTGGCGTCGAACAGACCCCATTTGCTGGTAAAGCGCGCAGCACCATTCGCTACGTCGCCCGTGAGTTTGGGATCCTTGCCGCGCGCGGCGCGCTCGGTCACGCCGTAGGCTACGGCGAAGAATTCCTCCGCTCCAAGCAGTTGCTTGCCGTGGTGGGCATAGATCGCGCGGGCGGCTGCATAATCGAGCTTGTCGAACCTTCCATCGCCGTCGAGCCTGCTCGGCAGATCACGGCCGTCTGCGATGATGACGTCGAAACGGCTGGTGCCGTTCGCAAGGTGATCCCCCCGGCCGAGCAGGTAGATGTCCGCCCAGAAGCGTTTGCCGCCGCTTATCCCGACAAGGGCCATGCCGCGAATATCGGGGCAGGCCGGCCGGAAGCCGGCATCCCAGCACGAACACGGATTGATCGCGGGCATATCATCGCCGCCGGCGCGCGCGGTCGCATTGCCGCCCGGCGCGTAATGGAAACCGGCGAAGGATACGCCGTCGCTTCCGGCCTCCAGACCGATGTCGACGGCGATGGGCTGGCCGTCCACATCCATCCGCACGGCATAGTCCTGACCCGCTACAAAGTGCGGAACTCCAACCGGCGTTTCCGTATCAAAGGCATGGCGCCTGTCGCCGATGGTGACGATTGTGCCGGCTTTGATACTGATCGTGTCATGGCCGGTGACGGCGAGGATGGGGGAGGAGGGTTCGGCGCGCTCGATCAGTATGGGCGCGGAATTGATTGAAGCTGCGATGTTCATCGGGTCGGGTCCTTTGTTGGAGAGATCGTGGCCTGCGCTTGCGCGCAGGCTATTCAGGCGTCAGGTGGTCGCTGCGGCCCCGAGCCGAGAGGAGCCCGCCCGAATGCCCGGCCCAGTGGACCAAGTACGCGTCGCGGGAGCCGGCGTCGTCGCCGCCCCACCAGGAGCCGCCGAAGATGGACGGGCGTCGATCGTCCGGATCGCCGTCGTGGCCCCAGTCCCAAAGGTTTCCGGTCGCCTGCATGATGCCGCGCTGCGATGTCCTGGCGGCATCGAGGCCGGTAATTTTTGGATCGTTGCCGGCCGCGATTTTCTCGGTTACGCCGAAGGCCGCAGCGCGGAATTCGTCAAAGGAGAGAAGCTGCTTCCCGTGATGGGCGTAGATCTCGACCGCCGTTTTGTAGTCGAGCGCACGATAGCGGCCCTTGCCGCCGATCTTCTGTGGAAGATCGTTGCCATCGGCGATCTTCACACCGAAGCGACTGGTGCCATGTTCGATATGGTCGACGCCGAGCTTGTAGATGTCGACCCAGACGCGCTTGCCATGAGGCAGATCAACGATCGCCATGCCTCGCGGGTCGGGGCAGGCCGGCCGGAAGCCGGCATCCCAGCATGAGAAAGGATTGATCGCCGGTTCTTCGTCGCCGCCGGACCGCCCTACTGCGTTGCCGCCGGGCGCAAAGTGGAAGCCGGCGAAGACCTCGACATCGGGAAGGCCTAGGGCGGCCGTGGCGACAGGGTTATTGTCGGCGCCGAAGGAAACATAGAAATCCGCGCCAGGCGCCAGATCGAGGGGGAGAACGATTGGCGTGTTCGCCGCGAATTGGACGCCATTCACGACGGAACCGGCCCGGATGCCAATCTCGCGTTGACCGCTGACGACGAGGATAGAAGCCGCCGGATCAGAGCGAGCGATTGAAGGTGCTTCTATTGGTGTCGTTTTCAATGCTTGCGTCATGTCAGTCTCCTTCGTGGAAATTGGTGGATGTTCAGAGAAGCCGGGCTTGCCTTCGCCCGGCCCGGGCGCAGGCTTCGCAACTGTGTTGCCATTCGCCGGCGGACTTGGTGATGACGAAACCCTCCGAGCGGGCGTCGGAAACCATCACGTCGAATTCGCCGGCTTCGTAGATGCGGGTCTGGGCAAAGCCGCAGTCGCAGACGATCTGCATCTTTCCGGAGTGGCGTTCGATCATTGGAACGGCACCTCGGACGGAGCATCGACCGCATCTTCGATAAAGAGGACCGGCATCGTCTCCCTTGTCGCACAGTCAGAGCAGATGAGATGACGCGCCGGCGCGAGCCGATGCGCGATCGTATTGGATGGCGAGAAGATGCGGGCAATCGGTACATTTCCGCCCATCATCAATTCGAGGCCATGCATGCGCTGGACGTTCTTTACGTCGATTACGCAGGAGCGCATCGTAAGCTCGTAGAAGACGAGACTGCCTGCGTGCATGACGCCTTTGCCGCATAGACGGCAGGGTTTGAGTTCGGAAATGTCGAGCGGCACGGAGTCGGGATCGTCAGCCACGGCCTTGTGCCTCCGCCATTTCGAGGTCGAGTGCGGCATAGAGTGCGCGTACGGCCTGCGCGCGGTCCTTCTCGGCGCGCAGCTTCTTGTTTTCGTTCGTTGCGGGATCGAATTCGTCGGCGAGTGCACGCAGATATTTCGCGGCGGCGCGGCCGTCGAGTTCGGCGAGCTCGGTCGCCCAGACGCCCATTCCAATGAGGACGAAGGATGCACCCGTAGCGCCGATCGCTCTGGCGCCGACATCGGTCGCCGCCAGCAGATGCTGGTGAACGATGTCACGGATCGACTGCTGATGGCCGACATCGGGGCGAAGGACCGGCTTGCGCGGATCAGACATGGGAGGGCCTCGGCCTGGCGCAATCCGGCCGATGATTTTCGCCCTGGTCCGCAGCGCAGTGGAGGCAGCCGCCATCGGCTCGAACCTCGTTGCGGATGTCCGCCACCTTTGCCGCGGCATCGAGCGCAGCCCTGGCGCGCCGGCGGAATGCATCCTGCAGGCCGCTGCGGCCGTCATCATATTTTGCCCAGGTCTCGCGCTTCCGGCCGATCCGGTCGCCTATCTCGGTCTTGCCCAGGCGGTCCATTTTCGCAATGAACTCATCATTGCGATCTTCGTCATCGTCGAAGAGCGCGATCGCGGCGGCTTCAACCATCTCCTCGGTGATGATCATTCCGCAGCCTCGCTAGCCGCGACCGGCTGTCCTGATGTCTCGCCTTCGGGTGCGGCCGCGACGTGCTTGCGCCTCTCCTCTGCCGCACTCCAGATGTCGAGCGCATCCTCATGCTGCCGGCGAAGGATTTCCCGGCTTGCGATCGCATCGTCGGCGCGCCGCCGTATGGCATCTGTCTCGGTGGCGAGCCGGTTTACCTCGCCACGGTGATATTCCAGCGCCTTCGCTAGGCGAGTGCCGACAAGGCCGAGGATATCTGCGGATTCAGGCTCATCGAGGCCGGATGCCGGATTGAAATGAGGACTGGCAGGATCCTCGGCCGCAATGCGTCCTTCGAGCATGTCGGCGAGCTGGTCGGAGAGCTCGTCGTCGACGGTGGGCGCCGCAGGCTTCCTCCGGTTCAGAATGTCAAGCATGGATGCCTCCGGTGAAGTGAGCCAACGCCCAGACGACCAGGCCGCTGAGCGCGAAGATGGACGCGAGCAGGATGATTTCGACGATGAGGAACATTGGACGCGCCGCGGCTGGCTGTCGGCGCGCACATTCGCCATCGCAGCCGCACTCCGGCCAGTCCGTGCAGCCTTCGTTGTCGAGGAGAACGGCCGTTGCGTATTCGCGGCTCGGGCAGGTAGGAGAATGCGGTCTCATCGGCGTGTGATCCTTTCACCAAAATGCCGGGTCGAAGCGAAAGGACGGGACGCCAGTCTGGCGTTGCCGATCGGCTGCGGCCAAGAGCCGAGGTGCTTGGCGCGCATGCGCTCGGCCTTGTTAATCGCGGGCCGGTCGAACTTGTGCGTCTTGCGGCTGTGGCACTTCTTGTGGGCGGGGCGGAGATTGTCGTCGCTGTCGTCGCGCGTCAGCGCCCATGGGATGCGATGCTCGATTTCCCAGGCCTGATCATCATTGATCCTGCCGCCGCAGATGTGACAGCAGTGATCGTTTGTCTCGAGGATGCGTTCGCGGTCTTTGCGGGAGAAGCGCTTGCGGGAGGCCATCAGACGCTCCCGAACCGTGAAATGCGGGTGCAAGCTCTGTTTTTTCGATCAGGTCGCCCACAATCACACGTAAATTTGCGGTGACGAATCGCGCGGGAACGCGATCCGCCACCTGGCATCCCCTCGTGGAGACGACACAAGGAGACGATCGTGATAAAGTTTGAATTTGAACCGGACGGGAACATCAAAGTGTGTCCTCTGACGGGTTTTGCGACGGCGACCGCGGCCGGCATGGCGTGTCTTCTGCGGATCGAGTATGCGAAGGCGAACCGAGATCTGGACACGAAATGTCCATCCAGCCTGCAGCTGGCACTGACGCCGGCTCAAGCAGTTGAACTTTCGCAGGATCTAATGAGAGCGGGATCGTTGCTAATTCATCAGAGGCAAACTGGCGTTCCACAATAGTCGCGGGGCATCCAGCCAGCGCCGACTTCGCAATGTCCGGCGCGCTGTCGAACATCTCGACAACGACCGGTCCATTCCGCATGTCGCCGGTCATGACGCCGTGAAGCCCGGCGCGGTCTGCCGCGCTCAGGTTGTGCCATTTCTGGATATCGAAGTTTCCCAAGAGGATGCCGCGCGGCTCGCGATGCTGCATGCGACCGACGGAGAATCCACGCTCTTCCAAGAAGGCGACGGCACGCCGCTCGGCGGCGAAATCACCGGCGTCAGAGAAGGTGAGACGGTGCGTTACACCGCTCATCAAAGCGCTCCCAGATAGGCGAGAGCGACGAAGCAAAAGCCCATGACGGCAATCAGTGAGATCAGATCGGTGAGAAAATCGCCGACGGCGCCGGGCTTTTGCATAAATGCTCTCCATCGCGGGAAATTTCGGTCGACAAAATATCCGCAATAGAGGATATGTCAAGTGGTATATCCGCAATAAAGGATGGATTAAAGCGAGCGCTCAGCCGACGGCTTTGAGAACGGAAGGTTAATCATATGGGTGATGCGCGCGGAGCTAGCCTTGCGAATCAGGCTGAACTCTCACACTCTGAACATGGGCTTAGTAACCCGGATCGCGAATAGGCGCATAGCGCGCCGAAATCGTGCGCCCGCTTGGCGGCGGCGTACGCACTTGGCTTCGGCCGGGGGCGGTGCGCCATGTCCAAGCGAAAGCCAAAAGCGGCCGGCTCGTCTTCGCGACGGGTTACTAACCCCCGGCTCCGTGCCAGAGAAGTACGGGTGCCGCTAGAAGCATTGAGATATCACCTCGCGCTGATCTGTGCGCACCTACGAGCTTCTGACGAACAAATAACCAGAACCAGATGCACGCAGGATCCGACTGCAATAAGTTCTTGATCTGTTCTAAAAGATGGCTTTAGAATGCCGCTTTGGGCTTGGGAGGATAGAGTTGAGGGTATCTTCTTTGCTAGTGATATTAAAAAGAATGACCAGGGACGAAAAACGTTCGGCGATTGCGAGGTTTAAGAACCGCTTTTCTCCCGCAGCACAGCCAAGAGACCCTCTCTCGCAGCAGGGGAGGACGCCTGGAGAAGACGTAGAATCTCCTCATTCTCAGCCGTCAAATCATAACCATACAGCACGGCCGAGAGGCTAATCCCCACCTCGTTGCAAACTGCAATAAGGTTATCAATCGTCGGATCTTTACCCTCTGCCAGGATGGAGTGCATGTAGCCGGCGCCCAGCCCTGCGGCTAGTGAGACCGCACGCTTAGACTTCCCGCTTTTCTTCAGTGCTGTCTCGAGCCGCGCTCGCCAGTCGCCGGTTTCCATGGCGGCAATATCCTCAATTTCGGATACAAGCGCACGTCCTTCATAGTGGATACTTGACATATCCGCTTTAGAGGATATTTTGCGCCGCATGAATGGCGACCTCATCTCTGACATTCGCGAATTCCTTTCTGAAACCGGAATGGGACCGTCCTATTTCGGCAAAGCTGCATGCGGGAATTCCGAGGTTGTAGGTCGGCTCGAAAGCGGCAGGACAATCACACTCGAAACGGCCGAGAGAATTCGTGCGTTCATGGCGGAACGTCGCGTTCGCGCCGCACCAGCTGAGGCTGCCGAATGACGGATTCAGCGATAGCCTTCGCCGGGGATATATTTGCGTTCGGTCGTGTGACCGCAGCCATCGCACTTCATCTTGTGACGTTGATGCCCGAAAACAGCAAAGTGTCCGTCGGGAACCTCGTCCGTCACGGTCATTTGCGCTCCACATTTCACGCAGGTCGTTGGACCTGGTCCGAGATGTGCAGCCTTGTTGGTTTCCAGGGCCGACACACGAGCTTCCAATTCGGCAAGCCGTTTCGGCATTCCGACCAAGCTTTTCCAGACCGGTATCTGCTCGAGGATCTTGGCTATGTCTGACGCGGATATCACGAAGCTTCCTCCTCCCAATGAATTTGCTGCCGATGACGGCGGATTGACGCGCTGGCACGCGGCATTTGACGGTATCACCGTCCGACCTGTCTTCAAGGGCGTCTTCATTGAAGCCTTTCGCGGTGACCAAACGGTCGGTTTTTCGCTTACGCAGGAACAGGCTCGTCATCTCGCTAAGCTCCTGGCCGAGGCCGCCAAATGACTGGTCGGCCCCACATAGCTCTCGGCATCTGCCCGAACGATTTGCCAACGCACGCGGTACCGTCCCCCGCCGCAGTGCCAGCCGCCGGCGATGCGCCTCCCGCGCCGGCGGCTCCCCGGCTCTCGGCTCCCTCCCAGGAGAACGCGCCCCCGGCCACGGCAGCAGACAAGGTCTCGCGTCCTGCCGCCGTGGCCCTTTCCGAGAAGGCGCTCTTTCTGCTGACCCTGATTGCCCGGCATGACGGCACCACACCACAGGCGGTGTTGACCAGAATGGTCGCCGAGCGCGCAGAGGCGATCGGTCTCTCGCCGCTGCTCGGGCGACATTTCGACGAACTCACCGACCTGCCGGCTTGCGAGCGGGCAGGGCAAAACCGATACGCGAGCGGCGGACCATGAGCACATTCGAGCCTCCGGGCTGAACGGACAGCCCCTGTTGATCGGGGCACTCAACACTTAACCGACCCTTCCCGCCACGGGAATCGACGCCGGGATTTCCCGGCGCGGGAACGCTTTTGCGCATTCGAGGAGCGCGACGATGATACCCAACAGCAATGCCCGGCATTTCCTTCTCAAGGCCAAGCAGCGCGACCTGATCGCCGCCGCCGGCGGCATCGAGCGCGCGGCCGAAGTCTGCTCCTACGGCAAGTCGACGGTCGGCCGCTGGGCCAATTCCGAAAGCCACGAGCTGATGCCGCTCGACGCCATCTTCGCGCTCGAGGAGGAGACCGGTCGCTTCGACATGTCGGAGGCCATCGCCTCGGCACGGGGACGGGCGCTCACCGAGACGGCCACGGTCGCGGCCAACGGCTCGTTGATGGAAGCGCATGCCGACGCTGCAGTGCGGCTGGGCGAGCTGATGCGGGAAGGGGCGATTGCCTATGCCGACGGTCAATTGACGCCGGCCGAGGCGACGCAGCTCGATCGCGCGCTCTCCAAGGTCGAACAGTCCATGGCCGACTATCGCAAGCTTTTGGCCGGCGCACGCGGGCAGGGCGGGCTGAAGGTGGTCGGATGATGAGCCTGGCGCTTTTCAATCCGGGCAATGATGTCGAGCGGGCGCCTTCCTATTTCCGCTTCACGGTGCGCTGCGACCGCCTGACCAACATGAAGATCGAGAAGGCGGCGAAAAAGGCCGGGCTCTCGCCGAGCGCGTTCGTGCAGGCGCATTTCGACAGGATCCTCGGCGGCGGGGAAGGATTCGACGCCAAAGGCTTCGACTTCATGGCGTTCTCCAAGCGCCACCATGTCGGCATCGGCGCGGCCCGGCTCTATTGCCTGCTGAGGCAGGAGGCGGGGCCGGACGGCGCGGTCAAGCGCACGATCTACCAGATCGCCGACGGGCTTTCCTGCAGCGTCTCGCTCGCCGGCCAGTACCGGCGATCCCTCGTCGATATCGGGCTCCTGAAGAAAGTGCGGCCGGACAATCGCGGGCCCGAGGCCTGGCGCGTGCTGGAGGAGGGACTAGCGGATTTCAACGGAGGCATGGGAAAGTGATGTCTGCAAAGCAGGACAAGCCGGTCGGCCGCAACACCGTGTCGGGACGGCAGCTCCTCGACTTCATCGAGCGCATCGAACGCATTCGCGAACAGAAGAAGCAGCTCGCTGAAGACGAGAAGCTCGTTTTCGCCGAGCTGAAAGCCTCCGGCTTCAACGCGCCGACGACGCGCAACGTGCTCCGGCGCCGTGCCGCCAAGCCGGCGGATGTCGAGGAAGCCGAGCAGATGCTCGACATGTACCTGCACGCGATCGGCATGGCGAACGATGCGCCGCTCTTCCGCGCCGTCGGCATGATGTCGGTCGATCTCTCCGCCCGAGACCAGGTGATCGAGGCGTTCAAGCAGCTGGTGCCGAACGAAGGCGAGATCATCGTCAAAATCGGAAAGCAGCCGGTGCGGCTCTGGCGCGACGAGAACGGCGTCGCACAGGCGGAAGATGTCGTCGAACGGCCGAAGCCGGCATCGCGCAAGCAATCGGCAATGCCGGAGCGGCCGAAGCGCGACGTGCCCGATGTCGACGCTGCCGGCGCGCGCGAACTCGGCGCGAAGGCCTACCGCGAAAACCAGCCGATCACCTCCAATCCGTTCCCTTGGGACGACAAGCGCCGGCAGGAATTCGACGCCGGCTGGCGTGCCGCTTCCGGCACGGACGGCATGGGGCCGGAAGAGGAATAGGATGCCGTCTGTCCTCGAAAGCTACGGCGAAATCCTCATGCCCGAGGAAGCGGCCGAGCCTATCCTGGCAAAGCCCGTGCGCAATGGGCTGCTGGAATGGCTGACCGAGATTTGGGCCAAGGACGAGCTCGCCGAAGTGGGGCTCAAGGCGCGCCGCCGCGCGATCTTCCATGGCGCGCCCGGGACCGGCAAGACGACGCTGGCGCACCATCTCGCCGCGCGCCTCGGCCTGCCCATGCTGGTCGTGCGGCCGGAGCGGCTGAAGTCGAAATGGATCGGCCAGACAGCGATGCAGATCGGCGCTCTTTTCGACGCGCTGAAGGCCGAGCCTGAGCCGTTCTTCCTCTTCTTCGACGAGTTCGATTCGCTCTCCGCGCAGCGCATGGACAGCGGCAACAACGAAGTTGGCGAGCAGGATCACAACCACGGCGTCAACGCGCTTCTGGCGAATTTCGACCGCTATGAGGGCTTCATCGTCGCCGCCACCAACCACGGCCGCCGGGTCGACGAAGCGATCTGGCGTCGGTTCGAGATCCAGATCGAACTGGCGCTCCCCGGCGATCACGAGCGCAAGCGCATATTGGAACGCTATTTCGCGCCCTTCGTATTGCCGGAAGATCGTCTGGCGTCGCTGTCGGAGGCGTTGGAAACGGCGTCGCCGGCGCTCATTCGCTCCTTTGCCGAGAACATCAAGCGGCAGATCGTGGTCGGGCCGAAAGCCGGCTGGACGATGGACCGCGAAGCCGTCGTCGGCCGCGTGATCGAGACGGTGAAACCGCACCCGGATATCGGCCTGCCCAGGCTATGGAGTCTCGGTCTCGAAGACAGGGCGGTGCCGCGCTTTCCCTGGCCGCTGCAGCGCGATTTGTCCGCCTATCCGGCGGAGGCCGCGCCCGAGCCTGTGAGTGGCGGCGAGGTCGTGCGGTTGCGGAGGCCGGCATGAACGCGCTCGTTCCCTTCGATGCGTCCGATCTAGCCGCCACCGTGGAGCGGGCTCGCGGCCTGCTCGACGACGGCGACGTGATCGCAGCTCGCATGCTCGCCGGCGGCGCCTATGACGCGGCCAAGGCAGCTGCGGCGTTCGGCTCGCGTTTCGGCGCGGCCGAGCGGCTCGTCGAGAAGGCGCGGCGGCTGCAGGGCGACGCGCTCCTCATCGAGGCACGCGCCAAGATGCGCTTGGCCGACGATTGGGACGCCGCCCAGGCGGTCGGCGAAGCCTCAACAGGAGGGAGGCCGAAAACCGTTCCGGACGGGAACGGTTTTACCTCGGGAGAAGCCGGGCTTTCGCGAAAGGAAATCCACGAGGCGCGCAAGCTGCGCGATGCCGAACGGGACCGGCCCGGGATCGTCGAGCGCGCCATAGCGGCGCGTCTTCTGGCCGGGCTGGAGCCGAGCCGGGCCAATCTGCGCGCCGCCGTCGGCACCGATTCCGCAACGGCGGCCGAACGCGGGGACAATCTCTACGAGACGCCGTCGGAGGCCATGCGGGCGCTCTTGTCCCTCACCAGCTTCTCGCCGATGGTCTGGGAGCCGGCCTGCGGGCGCGGCGCGATCAGCCACATGCTGGAAGAGGCGGGCTACGAGGTCATCCTTTCCGATCTGCGCGACTACGGCACCGCGAACCGCCATGGCGAATGCCAGACGGTCGGCGATTTCCTCGAAACCGGCCGGCGCGACGGCGAGGCGCCGGGCATCACCGGATCGTGGAAGGGGGCACTCGCCGCGCCCGAGCATGTCGATATCGTCACCAATCCGCCTTATGGAGCCGACCTCAACGCCTTCGTGGCGCACGCGCTGCGCGTGCACCGGCCGCGCCGCATGGCGCTGCTGCTCAATCTAAATTTCCTCTGCGGCTTCGACGATCCGGACCGCTGCTACGCCATGGACGAATGTCCGCCGACGACGGTCTACGTCTTCACGCGCCGGCTGCCGATGATGCACCGCGACGGTTGGACCGGGCCGAAGGCGGAAAGCCGGATGAACACCGCCTGGTTCGTGTGGGATCTCGCCGGAGAGGGCGATGGCGCGACCTATAATCTGCCGAACCGTCCGACCGATCTGGTGCGTGTCGACTGGAAGACCTTCGAGAATTCCAGGCCGTGCGGGCCGCGCAGCGGCGGCGCGGAAATGCTCGATGTGCCCATACCGGGCCTGCCGACGCTGAGATGGGACCAGCCGCACGAGAATGGTCGCATCGTCGCCAAGCTCGGATCGATCGAAGTCGGGGCGATATTTCCTGGCAATGACGATCCGAAAAAGACGACGTGGGCCTTCTGGCTCGGCGTCGACCGCATGTCGCCGAAACAGCAGAAGGCGAAGTCGGTCGATGCTGCCAAAACGGCGCTCGCCAAGCGGTTCAGACGGGCTTCCAGTCCGGAGGCGGCGGAATGAGCCCTATCCGCAAAGAGGTCGTCATAGGCGATTGCCGGCTTCTGCTCGGCGATTGTCTTGAAATCCTACCGATGCTGGGGGGGGGGCATGGCGATCGTCTCTGATCCTCCCTACGGAATCGGCTTTGCTCATGGGGGAAATGACAACAGCGGAATTGGCCGCGGCGCGTACGCCACCAAGTTCGCAAAGATCGAGATCAGGGGCGATGACAGGCCGTTCGATCCGGCTCCACTGCTCACCATCGGCAATCAGCATATTCTTTGGGGAGGCAATCATTTTGCTGATCGACTTCCATCGTCGTCAGCATGGCTGACTTGGGACAAACGCGCAGCCAGCGGACATTCAAACGATTTTGCCGATTGTGAATTGGCGTGGACCGATCTTGGGACCGTAGCGCGCATGTTCCGTCACCATTGGGACGGGATGATGAAAGCATCGGAGCGTGGGCAGCCCCGAGTGCATCCGACACAGAAGCCGATTGCCCTAATGGAATGGTGCATTCGCTTCATTGCCAACGGCACGATCATTCTCGATCCATACATGGGTTCCGGCACGACCGGCGTCGCCTCGGTCAAGCTCGGCCGTCCGTTCATCGGCATCGAGATCGATGAAGGTTATTTCGACATAGCCTGCGCGCGCATCCGCAAGGCCCATGATCAGCCGGATATGTTGATTGAGGCCGCTCGCACGGCGCCTGCTGCGCAGGAGGCGCTTGACCTATGAGACGCGTCATCCTCGAAAGCCCGTATGCCGGCGACATAGCGGCCAATGAGGCCTACGCGCGCCGCGCAATGCGGGACTGTCTGCTCCGCGGCGAAGCTCCGATTGTCTCACACCTGCTCTACACCCAGCCAGGCGTCCTGGACGATCTCGATCCGCGCGAACGGTCGGTCGGGATCGAGGCTGGGCTCATTTGGGGCGAACTCGCGGATGCCACGGTCGTCTATACCGATCGCGGAATATCGAATGGCATGAGGCTCGGCATCGAACGAGCTATGCGAGCGGGCAGGCCGATTGAATATCGCAGCTTTGACGAGGCGGCGGAATGACTGGCCTCCAGCACGATCCCGACGAGATCGGCCGGGCCATGGCGCGGCTCAGGCGCTCGCTGGAAAAGCGCATCGCCGAGGCCGACGCGCCGGCGAGGGGCAGGGCGCGCAATGGTCAAGCGCTTGCCAAATATGACTGGCGCGGTCTTTGGGCGCGGATTGCACCGAAGGTCGAGTGGGACGGACGCGGCTGGCGCGCCGTAGCGGCAGAGATCGGCGTCACCGCGCCGGACCTGTCGCGCATCAAGGCCGGCCAGGCGGTCGCCGCCAACAAGGCTCTGGCGATCTGCGCATGGGCGAACCTCGACCCCTGGCGCTTCTTCAGTCCCGCCGATGGCGCGCCCAAGCGGCCAAAAAGTTTCACGGGAAAATCACTGAAACAGAGGATGCGGCGATGACCGATTCCATGCTGCCGATCATCCGCCAGATGCACAACGCCGCCGACGATCACGTGCGCGCGCTGGTGCTGCTCTCGGTCCCGGACAGCGTCCTCATGAAATATTTGGACGTATTCCAGGCCGTCTGCCGGCGAGCGCATTTCGATCTCGGGCTGCAGTTCATCGACATCCGCCACGCCGAATGGTCGGCGACGCGCGGCCCGGACGGACGGCACAGAAATCCGCTCTTCGACCAGGTGCGAGATGCCTTCGCCGCCTATGCCCGAGCGGGGACGGCATCGTGACAGCGCAGGTCGGAAAGGCTCGGCGCCTCCATGTCGATGTTCCTCGTCTCGACGATGACGACGCCATCGCGCGGCGGCTCTTGCCGGCGCTGCGATCCATGGTGCGCGCCGAGGTCGAGCAGGTGCGGCCGCCCGTGCCGCGCGTCGTCGTCTCGCGGCCGGATGCCGAGATCATGGCGGCCTGCCACAAGGTGGCGCTCGCCGCCGATCGGCTGGCGCAGGCGAAGTTTTCCGGGACCGGCGAGATCGCCGCGCGCCAGGCCCTGATCCGCACCGCGACCACGCTCGGCAATGTCATGAAGCGCCACGGGAGGATGCCGTGAAGCGCAAGATGCTCGTGGCCGACCTTCTCTGCGGCGCCGGCGGTTCGTCGACCGGCTGCGCCCGCGCGCTCGCCGGCCTCGGGCTCGAGATGGAGCTGGTCTGCGTCAACCACTGGCCGACGGCGATCGAGACGCACCGGAAGAACCATCCGGAGGCACGGCACTACGTGCAGGACATCTCGACCGTGCGCCCGCATCTCCTCGTGCCGGAGGGCTATCTCGATCTCCTGATGGCCTCGCCGACCTGCACGCACCATTCGGTGGCGCGCGGTGGCAAGCCGACGTCGGACCAGCAGCGGTCCGACCCCTGGCACATCATCACCTGGCTGACCGAACTGCGCGTCAAGCGCATCATCATCGAGAACGTGTGGGAATTCTGCGGCTGGGGCCCGGTCGATCACCGGACGGGCAAGCCGGTGAAATCGCGCAAGGGCGAATATTTCCTTGCCTGGATCGAGACGCTGAAGCGGCTCGGGTTCGAGCCGGAATGGCGCAAGCTCAACGCGGCGAACTATGGCGGCGCGACGACAAGGCAACGTTTCATCCTCAAGGCGCGGAACGACCGCAGGCTGGTTCGCTGGGCGCCGTTGACGCATGCCAAACATGGTGCGGCCGACCTGTTTGCGGACATGAAGCCCTGGCGGCCGGCGCGGGAAATCATCGATTGGTCCATTCGGGGCAAGTCGATTTTCGCACGGCCGATACCTCTCGCACCGAAGACATTGATGCGTATCCTGGCCGGCGCCATCAAGTTCGACTGGCCGCAGCCGTTCATCGATCCCCTCCATCGCGAGATCGAGCGATCGTTGATCTTCCACCTGCGCCGCGCTTTCGCCAAGCGGCATCTGAAGGGCAAGCTTCGGAAGAAGCGGCGTGCGCTGGTGGCGGACTATTTGGCACGGCTGCGGCATTTCCGGATGTCTCCGCATGAATTCGCTCGCGGTGGCCGCTCGGCGGCGGCGATGCTGGTTACGCTGCGCCGGAACGGAAACGGCCGTTCCATCGGCGATCCCATCCCGGCGCTCGCCGCCAATGGCCAGCATATAGGACTCGCCGAGCCCATCTTGCTTCGGACCGATATCCACCGGGCGAACGGCTCTTGCGTAAGCAGCCCTGACGAGCCCATTCCTACCCTTACCACGAATGGCGGCGTTGGCGTTGCAGAGCCCGTCATCATGAATGGTCGCAAGGGCAACCAGGCAAAGCCGGTGTCGACCGAGCCGGTTCCGACGCTCGACACGAAGGGCGGCGTCTGGCTGGCGCAGCCGATGGTGCTCTCGCAGCACAATAACGGTGCCCCGCGATCGGCCGGCGAGCCCTTGCCGACGATCACGACCGGTGGCGCGGGTGCCGAGAAACATGAGGGCTGCGCTCGGCCGATCCTGGTCGAGCCGTTCGTGGTCTCCGCAGCCCATGGCGTTGATGCTTATGATCACGATCCTCATCGTAGGCGGGTGAAGAGTGTCGATGAGCCGCTGGGTACGATTCATGCCGGCGGCGGCAATTTCGGAATTGCGCAGCCCTTCGTCCTTTCGCAGGCATCCGGCGGCGCGCCGCGGGCCGCATCTGAACCGCTCCCGACCATCGTGACCGGCGGAGAACGCGGCAGCGGCACGGCGCTCATCTCTCCCTATTACGGTTCCGGCTCGGGCGAGACCTGTGTCAGCGCCGAGGAGCCGCTACCGACCGTCACGTCAAAGGGCCGGTTCGGCATAGTCGTGCCGATCACGCATGCCGACGGCAGCAATCGCGCGCGGGACGTGGAATCCGACCCGTTGCCGACATTGACCACGGCGAATCGCGGCGAGCTTGCCTTCATCACGGCCCAGCATGGCGAGCGGCGCGGCCAGGCACCGCGCGTCCACGATATCGGCCGGCCTGCGCCGACCATCGCCGCGAGCGGCCATGTCGACCTCGTCGAGGGAACGGATCATTACGACATCCTCTTCCGCATGCTGGAGCCGCACGAGCTGGCGGCGGCGATGGGCTTCAATACCGAAGACCAGGTCTATGAGTTCGCCGGCACCAAGACCGAGATGGTCAAGCAGATCGGCAACGCGGTTTCCGTCGAGATGATGGAGGCCGAGGTCACGGCGATCATGGCGGACGCGGCGCCGAAGATGCGCGCGCCGGTGCCGGCAGAATTCCGGGAGGCTGCGGAGTGATGTGGCGGGGCGCCTTGGCACGATTCCGATTATGGTTTGTCCTTCAAAAGGAGAGACCATCATGATCGTTACGTTCGGCGAATTCGTTTATCTTGATCGCAATGACGGAATAGCAATCGGAGCACCGGGAACGAAGGGTAACCCGTACTGGCTCTGGCGCGATGCCCTTCTCACTCAGGTTCAAAATCTTTTCGGTGTCGAGGGGTGGCAAACGATCATCGAGATTGTCGCCACGCATTTGGCGACTGATCCCGCGGCGTTAATCGCTCGCGTCGAGGACGCGCGAGCAAATTTTCAGAACGATCTTGTGCGCCAGCTTTGGCATGGCGGGACCGGTGCACTGCTGGAATATGAAGGCGACGAAATCTCGATCGAGCGCGTCCGAGAAATCGAGCGTGATCTCGAGATCATCGCGGCCGGACGAACCGCGAAGAAACTACATACGGCAAAACGGCGACGGCAATATCAAGCGATCCGCTCCGATCTGTTTCTTCGTATGCTTGATGCAGGCATTTCCTACCAATGCGCGCACCCAGGATGCGACGTCACTGTCAATCTGACGATCGACCATAGAGTCGCACTCTCGCGCGGCGGAACCGACGACCTCTCCAATCTTCAATTCATGTGCGGTCCGCACAACAGCAGCAAGCGAGATGGGCCTTGACCGAGGAAGCGACAATTCGTCGTGGCGTTCGGAATGCGCGATATACGACGGTGCCAAATCACGTCTTCGAAGACGTCCGGCTTTCCATGGAAGCACGGTGGCTTCTCGGCTATTTGCTGTCCAAGCCGGACAACTGGACCGTGCGCATGGGCGACATCCGGAAGAAGGGCGGATGCGGCCGCGACAAGGCGCGCACCATGGTCTCCGAGCTTGTTGATGCCGGATATATGGAGCGAGAAGGTGCTCGAAAAGACGGCAAATTTAACGGGTTGATGCTCGTTATTTATGACGAACCTGGCGGGTCGCGGACTGCTGAACAGGAAAGTGTTGCATCTTTGCCGCAGCCTGAAAAACCGGCGCCGGTTGAACCGTCGCCGGTTGAACCGGCGCCGGTAAATCCGCCCCTAGTAAATACTGAAGATATAGTAATACCTGAGAATAGCAGAGAGAGAGAGGGCGCGCGCGCGGACGAAAATTCCGACGATCCGGCAAAGTTCGAGAAGCGGGTGAAGAAGATCGCCGCCGACCATGACTGGCCGGGCTGGGCGAACTCGTCGACGCACTGGACCGTTGCGCAGTTCGCCAAGCTGACGGACGGCGAACGCGCCGAGGCGGAGCGGCTGGCGGGCGCCTATCGCGCCATGACGGGCAGGAAGGCGCTCTCGCTCGGGACGTATTTCGCCGAGCGGAAATGGGCGGACGTGCCGGACCCGGCCGAGGCGCCCCCGGAACCGCTCAACGCGCCGCCCTTCGGGCCGCTTTGGGGCAGCGTTCGGGCGCGCAGACTGCTCTTGCCGGCAGAGCCTTCGCCGGCGCCGACCAGCGCCTTCATCGCCCAGCTGATCGCGCAGGACGACGCGGCGGGCCGCGCCGAGCGGATGCGTCGCCAGGTCCGGTTCGGCTGGCCTGCGGTGAACCGCATGCACGAGGCGGCGGAGCAGCGCCGCGGCGTGACGGTGACGCCGGAGCTGGGATGGCTCGCCGGACTGACGGAGTTCGTTCCAGTCGGCACGGAGGGTTGGGAAGCCTGGCGGCTGGAGCACGAGCTGCGCGGCTGGCCCTGGCTGCCGGATCCAGGCGGAATGGGCGGTGCGTATTTCCCCAAGGGTGGGCCGCGCGGGCTGGCGGAGTTCGAGGCGGCGGTAAAGGCGGAAACCGGTAAAGGCAACGAGGATGATGGCAATCGACGTGAAGCGGCTGAATGAGGCGGATGCGATCAATCTGGACAGGTGCTATGCCGCGTCCGATCGCCAGATAGCCGCGAATCGTCGACAGCAGGCGCTTCTAGCGGCTGCGGGCGAGGACGGCATAGAAAGGCGCTGGGCTATCATCAAAGTGGCACCTCGTCGCGAAAATGATGTGGATAAATCCATGTCGTCGGCTCTGATTGAGCACTGGTTGCCGCTTCGGAGGGCCGACAAGACGATCGGCGGTCGTCGTCGTGCCACAGAGGGGGAGGGCGTTTGGATACTGGCGTGGCCGGGCTACTTGTTCGTGCATGTGGCCGACACGCCGGCGGCATGGGCCGGGATCGCCTCCATCAAGCACGTCGTTTCGGTACTCGGAGTGGAAGGTCGGCCGTTCTTCCTGACAGACAAGATCATGTTAAAAATCAAGGCGGAACTGGCGACACTTAAAGAAGTACCGTGCAACGCTGGGATGATGTTCAGAAAGGGTGAGCATGTTCGCGTCGCCTCCGGGCCCTTTGCCTCGTTTCCCGGTGCGGTGACTGAACTGGGCGCGGGCAGCCATGAAGGTCGGGCCAAGGTTGAGGTCATGATCTTCGGTCGCGTCGTGCCCGTCGAACTCGATCTTGCACAATTGGCGAAACGAGAGTAGCGGACTCACCCCATAGATAGCCGACAGTGCGCACTCCAGGTGAGCAGCGCCATCGGCGGCTGGTAGCGCAAAGGCGATAGCTGACCTGCGTTACCGTGGTGGCGAAGCATGGACATTTCCTTCGAAACGAACATCCGCGAATGGACCGCGTGGATGACGGATCTGGAACGCAACCAGCTTCCGTTTGCCACGGCGCTCGCGTTGACCAACACGGCAAACGGCTTGCGGGAATACCATCGCGATCTGCTGCCGATCATCTTCGACCGGCCGACGCGCTTCACGATGAACAGCCTGCGTGTCACGCCGGCCACGAAGGCCAGCCCGGTCGCGAGCGTCTGGTTCAAGGATAGTGCCCGCGCCCAAAGCCATTACCTTCTGCCGCAGGTCGAAGGCGGCGGCCGTCCTCTCAAGCGGTTCGAGAAGTGGCTGGTGAACCGCGGCTTGATGTCGGCCAGTGAACGGGCAGTGCCGGCGAAAGGGCTGCGGCTCGACGCATACGGCAACATCTCGGCGGGAACGATCACGCAAATCCTGTCCCAATTGGCGGCATCGCCGGATGCGCACCAGTGGGAGACGGCGCGGTCCAGAAAGCGAGCGGGTCCGCAAAGGGCACGCTACTTCGTTCCGAGACAGCCGGGCTTGCCGCGCGGTGTGTGGAGACGACAGGGCAAGAAGCTGGAGCCTGTGCTGATCTTCGTATCGACCGTCAGCTATCAGGCGCGCTACCATTTCTTCGATCTCTCGAACGCCTATGCCAATGCGCATTTCCCTCGGAACTTCGCAGATGCGATGGCGCGCGCGATAGCGACGGCGCGCTGATTGTCGGGCACGGGTCCTTCCGGGGTGGTCAGCTGGGGCGAGTAATTCAAACCCAGACCATTCGCCAGTCTGGCGGTTCTTCAGAAGCCTAAACTCCGCGCCGGCCGGACTAAAGCCAAGCCTAAATTCGGGTCTAAAATGACGGAATGCACGCTCGTGACCAAGAGCGAGTTCGCCGCGCGCGCGAACATCTCGCCTGGGCGCGTCAGCCAGCTCATAGCGGAAGGGAAAATCTTCGGCCCGGCTATCGTCGGCGAAGGTCGTTCCGCCAGGCTCGTCTTCGAGATCGCGCTTGCGCAATATCGCGCAGGCCGCGATCCGGGGCAGGCGCTCGGCAACGGCGCTCATGCGCGGACGCACATAGAGGCCGCGCCCGATCTTATCCCTGCTGTAGACGGAACAAGCGATACGCCGGCTGAACCTGCGTCAACGGCCACTTCTACATTTCGCTCTGATCGCCTGCCGATCATCGACCCCGTTGCCGAGCAGATCCAGCGCGAGCGTCTTGAGCAGGAGAAGATCAAAGCGGCACGTATGCGCCGGGAGGAAGCTGCCTCGGCCGGGCGCTATATGCTCGCTATCGATGCGCGTATCGAAATGGCCAAGATCGCGGCCGACGTTATGCGTGTCATCGAGGGTGGCATGGCCGATCTGGCAACGGCAGTCGCAGCCCGGTTCGCCCTGCCGCATCGCGATGTGTTGCATGAGCTTTCAAAGGCTTTCCGCGACGTACGCGCCCGGGCGAGCAGCGATCATCGGGACGCGGCGGAGGCATCGCCGGCGGCGGTCGACGAGAAGGAAGCTGCCTGATGCCGACGCTGCTCGCTAGCCCGAAGCGGCTACGGCATGAGATACTCGCCGAGGTGGTCGCTCCGCCGCCGCCGGTCAACTATCTCGAATGGGCGAAGACGAACATTGTCTTTTCCGCGCGATTGTCGGAGTTCGCCGGTCCCTACAACGAGGAACTGTTTCCCTTCTTCAGTGAGGTGCTGCGCGCCTTCTCGCCGGACGATCCGTGCCGCATCGTCACCCTGAAGAAATCGGCCCAGGTCGGCGGCACCGTACTCGCCAACATCTTCACGCTCGGGTCGCTTGCCATGGATCCCGGCGATTTTCTCTATGTCCATCCGACGGAGGACAACGCCTCCCGTTGGTCGAAACAGAAGCTCCGGCCGCTTCTCCTCGAGACGGCGTCGCTTGCGCCGCTCTTTCCGGAAAAGAGCCGCGATGGCGGCTCCTCGATCCTCTACAAGGAGCGGGTTGACGGCCGTGGCGCCATCCAGATATCGGGCGCGAACTCGCCGGCGTCGCTATCGATGATCTCGATGAAACGTCAGGTTCAGGACGATCTGGCGAAATGGGAGATCAATCCGGCGGGTGACCCGGAAGGCCAGGCGGACAGCCGTTCCGAAGCTTTCGAGTTCGCCAAGATATTCAAGAATTCG